GTCCCGGGTTGATGGAAAGCGAACGAGTGTGGGAGAGTGGTCCCTGTCAGCGAGAGACCACCCCGGAGGACACGATGAGCGCGACCACCACTCCCGCCCGGCAGGCGATCGTCTGGGCGGCCGGTGAGAACGGCTGGACCGAGGAATCCCACGGCATCACCCGTGTAGAGCTGAAGCGTGGCGGTCAGACGATCGTGGTCCGCTTCACGGTCAAGGGTGCGGTTCAGATGGCCTGGAACGGTGAGGAGGAGATCACGGGCAAGGGCAAGCGGGAGGCCGTTCTCTCGCTCCTGGAGACCCCCGCTCCTGAGGCTGAGGTAGTCGCTCCCGCGATCACGGTCGAGATGCCGGGTGGTGACACCCTGGAGATTCCCCCGATGGTCCTGGAGGACGATGAGCCGGAGGACGTGACCGACCTGGAGGTCTGTGACGACTGTGCTCAGCTCATCGCCAACGGCGGGTGCGAGGGGTGCGAGTCGTGTGTCCTGACGCCGTACTTCACCGATCACGGGGAGCCTGACCCTGAGGCGGACTGCCAGACGGTGAACGACCGTTTCATGGCCAAGTGGGGGGACGATTGGGCGGGTGTTGTGCTCGGCGAGGGTAGCCGCGAGACCTGGGGCTCGGTGGATAGTTGCGACGGGTGCGGTAGTGACGTCCCGGGTACGCGGCACGCGGCGACTTTCGTCCCCCGGTTCGCGGAGGACTGGAAGCGGTACCAGGACCGTCGTAAGGCCCGGGAGAGCCTCAAGGTTCGCGGTCCCTGGAACCGTTCGAACCGTCGGCACGTGGCCTAGCCTGGAAAGCGAACGGGAGGTAACTCCCGGTCCGAGCCTCACTAGCAGACACCCGCGGTGCGAGTCCCGGGGAGGCGCTTACGGCCCTCAGCGGTCGCCGGTCGATCCGGCGGACGTTGCCCTACGGGTAGAGGTGTCCAATTGTTGCAAGGCCATAATTGAACGGGATTAACCAAATCCCCGCCCGTGGCGTGCGAACCAATACGCCACGGCACGTATCCCGTGCCGCCGGATAGTCGGCGGTGTGCGTGCATTAACGGGAGACCCTTCCGTGTCTGACTGGCAACAGGATGGCGCGATGATCCCCGGCTACGGCTGGGCAGCCCACAACGGTCGACAGACGACCGGGGTACGGAAGGGATTTCGCTCCGGCCCTTTCCAGGGTGTGAGCGAGGTTCGAACCTCGCCGGAGCACTCACAGGACATTCACCACAGAGGAGACAATCATGCGTGCTGGTATCCACCGACTCTTGACGGCCCTCGCGGTCGGGGCTCTTGTGGCGGTCGCCGTCTACGTTCTTGGCACCATAGGAGCGACGCGACTCCCACAGACCCCCGTAACGGCCCCTCAGGTCGCCGTACAGACGTCAACCCAGTCCTCCCTAGTCCTGGACTACCAGACGGCCCCTGAAGTCGTGTGGGACGCTTTCAGGGCCTCAGGCTTCACTGGCGCTCAGGGTGACGGGTGTGAGTGCCTGTACCTGCCGATCGGCTCGCAAGCGCGGAGCACGGATCCGGACGAGCCCGGTACTTGGGTGGTGGAATCCACCACGGAAATCATCCTGTACCTCGATTACGTGTCCGTCTGAGCTGGAAAGAGAACACGATCATGTCTGCTCTGCGATACGCGAAGGATCCGCTGCGATTTGAGGTTCGTCTGTCATGGGATGGCGGCGACCCGTGGGGGTCGGCCCTGTCGGCCCTCGGCGGTATCTGTGACGTGCTCTACCACATGCACAAAGATCACCTGATCCCGGATGACGCGGGCTACCGGCCCGGAGCGGGCGGGCCGGACATCACGGACTACCCGGCGGCAATGTTCCTGGAAATGCTGGAGCAGGGTCTCACCACCTTTGAGGCCCTTGCCTATTGGGCTCGTGTCCTGTCCCGTTTCGCGGACATTGTGCCGGATGACCGGAGGTACTGAAATGCTGGTGTGCTCGGGTTGCGGTCGGACGTTTGGAACGGTGGCGGACCTTGAGAGCCACGCTTGCCAGGGGGAGAACTAAAATGGGTGCTTGGGTGATCGGTCATAACCTCGCGGGCTACCTCCCGGAGTCGGACACGTATGCGTTCCGGGACTACGCCTACGCGGAGTCCGCTTTCCGGGACATGTGTCGTGAGTACGCGGATGCGGATGACGAAGCGGCCGACTCGCTAGCGGCTGAGGACTGGACCGAAGACGACTTCGGGCGGATGCGGGCGACCGTGGAGTCAATCCTCGCGGATGGTGACCACGTGGGCTTTCCAGGGCCAAACGGTAACCCACACTGCGGGATGATCGTGGCCGATTCTGACGACCGACGTATCTCATTCTGGCTCGTGTGGTCTGACGACCGGGACCCGGATCAAGAGGAGGACTGACCGTGACTCGCATCGCGGATGTAGACCTGACGGACCGCGCTACGGCCGGAGGGTGGATCCTGCCGGACGGGTGGTCGGTCAAGGCAGACCTCACGCACGATGACCGGCTACACCCTGCCCATGATGGGGACTGGGCGACTCCGGATCAGGTACGAGCCTGGAGTGAAGGGCATTGGGAGTACACCACCGTTTCCGTGTGGGTTCAGGACCGGCACGGACGTGGATGGGGATGGTCGGCATTGTCCGGGCGGGTGTACGGGAGTCTTCCCCGGGCCGGTTTCTGTGACCCGCTCACCGACGACACGATCGCCGAACACGACATGATCCGGGAAGCCCTGGAGGATGCCGTTTCCAACCTGGAGGACTTCGGGACTCCGGCTATTTCTCAGGCTCCCTCTGACATCACCGTTACCGGTCTCTGAAAAGGAACAGGAAAGCGAACAATGAGCATTCCCCGTACCATTTCCAACAATGACGACATTATCGATTCTCGGGACGTCATCGCCCGGATCGACTGGCTGTATGATTCATTTCAGCCGGGTGATCCTGAGGAGGGGGAGTACCTGTCCCTTACGGCACTGGCAGAGCAGGGGGAGAACGGCGCGGAGGACTGGCTGTACGGCGCCACCCTGATCCGCTACTCCTACTTCACCCAGTACGTGAAGTACGACTACCCGGAGATTCATCACGAGGCTTTCAGCAAGCTCCCGGAGGGCTTGGTGATCGACTGGCAGGCGACAGCGGAGGGCCAGAGGACGGAATACACAGAGTTGACCTTCGATGGCGTGACGTACCTGGTGCGAGGATGACGCTGCGGGGGTGGTGGTACCGGTTCCTTCACCTCGATCTGACGCGAGGGGACCGGGCCTACCGGGAGCGGTACCGGTAGCGTTTACACAGCAGGCTAGAAAAGGCTTGGGCAGAGAAAGGCTTGACGTCTGCCCCAGCCGGTCAGATCACACCCGATACGATAGGATGCGAGAGTCGCTATCACCTGGGAAGGGAATCGTTATGCGGGTGAAAAGGTTTGAACAGTACATCAAAGACCTGTTGATAAAGGACGACCACGAAGAAATAGTGAAGGTTGAAACCTTTGAGGAGGGTGGCTATACGGACAAGCCTGCCGGGGTGCACATTGTCTTTGCCTCAAAGGCAGAGATTTGGATTCAGTTTGTCCGGGCGTCTCCTCCCGGAGGGGACGACCATTCGAAACCCGAGTACATCATCACAAAGGAGATGCTTTAATGTCTGCAACCTGCCCGTCATGCGGTCAGACCGTCGGAAGCGACCCGGGCGAGCCGGTGACCGCTCACCAGAAGCCGGACGGGTCCCGGGAGAAGTGTCCGGGCGGTATCGGGCAGTAGCCCGGTTCCAGGGTAGGCCAGTCGGTGGCTCACGCTGGGTTCATCCCTCGGCTACCCACTCAAACCAAACAGAAAGGCTTGATGATGGCGACTCGTTCGGCAGAGCGCACGCAGTTTATCCATGACATCATGATTACGGCCCTTGAGGGCGGTGTCGGTTATTGGTCGGTGGCCGATGACATTGTCCGCCACCCCAACGATGACCTTTGGTACGAGCAGTACACGCTCTATTGCTCTGAGGGTGGTAAAGAGGCCCTTGAGTGTGGGAATGGGGTGGACTCCGTCTGCAAGGGGCACCGGGTGGACTCCGAGCTGATCGCACGTGGGCTAGGGCGAATTAACCGGGGCTCGCGGGACGCTCTTCAGTTGGCTATCGGAAGCATGGTCAGCATTATGAAGGCATCTGAGGAGAACGAGGGCGGCGACATCGACGCCGACTACGCCGACATCATCGTGCAGGTAGGCATCTTCGGGAAGGTGGTGTATGGGTGACCGGTTACGTCTGTCAGACCTGCGGACGACCCGTCGAGTTCGTTAGCTCACGGGGATTATGGAGGCATGTAACCGACACGTACGCACAGGGTCCCGCGTTCTACGATCATGACGCCGTCGTCCTGGAGGACGACGAAGAGCCGGACCGCGCCCCGTCATCGGAGCAAGAACAGGCTTGGAATGAGCAGTATAACGGCACGAGTCTAGGGAGCTGAGGAACATGGGCGCATTCGGAGACCCTTACGCGGACTTTCCCCGTCGGGCTATCGCTGAGCTAGTGGGCGGAGAGACAATCCTTTCTGAGCGGTACAACGCGTGGAAGGTAGTCCGAGAGGTGAGCAAGCTCGTGAATGGTCGCGGGTATGACGTCGCATACGACGACGGGTCGACGGAGACTATCAGGGAGCAGGCTGAGACGATCGTTCGACCTGCTTAAAAGGCTTGACCCGGCCTGACGGCCGGTGCGGGATGGACGGTACAGGCGATTAAGTGGGTTCGATACCCACCCATCCCACGCAATGCATCCCACTCTGAAACAACACAGAAAGGCTTGAACCATGGCAAAGCAGACCATCGTGACCCTGATCGATGATGTCGACGGTACCGAGGCAGCGGAGACCGTAGAGTTTTCGTTGGATGGGAAGTCGTACGCCATTGATCTGTCGGACCAGAACGCGAAGGCTCTTCGGGAGGCCCTGGCGCTGTACGTGGCACAGGGACGGAAGGTCGGTAGCTCTCCGGGGACGGCTCGTCGGAAGCCTGCCAAGACCTCCCAGGGCACTGGGGAGATGCGCCGCTGGCTTCAGGCTCAGGGCTACCCGGTCAGGGACCGGGGTCGGATCCCTCTGGAGCTTCAGGAGGTCTACCGACAGCACGTCAGGGGAGAGGAGGAGGGGTCTCCGACGCCTGAGAGCGCCGTAGAGGACACGGACGACGTCCCTGCGGAGCCTACGGACCCGGAGATCATCGCCTGGCACGAGGCCAAGGGGTACAAGGTGAAGTTGGACAAGGAGGGCCGTCCCAACGGGCTCATGCGGCACCGCTACCTCCAGGCCAAGGCAGGGTAAAGGCCTACCCAACTTTGATGAGACTCTAGTTCGTCCCGGAGTGATGCCTGTCACACCGGATGTCCGTTTTGCCTGGTCAAAAGGCTTGGGAACCTCGCCCTGGGATGAACCCAGCGTGAGCACCCGTAATACGGACAGGTACGCCAGGCGATCTAGCGGGTGACCCGGCAGTCGGGGCCGGGTCGGGGATCGATCAGCGGAACGTGACTTTAAGGTGCAGCGACTACAGCCGGTGCCCTGACGGTCACTGTGATAACTACATAGTCCAACCCAGGGGTAGAAGCGATGATGGGGAGTATTGACCCGCGTGACTCTGCGGTAGCCTTGTCCGTCGAAGACGGAGGAGACGCCCGAAATATGGATTACATGGACTGTGACTGTGGAGACAGTCATGCCCGATTGACCTACGATAAGTGGGTCCGCCATTACAGAGACTTGGCCCTTTGTAATCGATGTATCGCGTACAACTTCGGATGTCACCAATCATGGGTGAACCAAGTTCGATACAAGGGTGATCCTCTGCGAGACGCACGGGATGTCGCGGTCAGGGAGCTGTTTCCCTTCAGGGTGGAGCGGAAGTTCCATCAAGGGGGGCTCCACCATAACTTGTGCACCCATGGTGAATGGAGGTATGCCAGTTCTATCACCGATCCCGAGGACAGCGCATACTTCTGGAAGGGGAGTCTGCATACGGTCAGGGATAAAGTCGCCCGGCTACGCAGCTTCCATTCCACGCTGAGGGACCAGAACAAGATTATAGTGTTCGATGAGATAATCCCTCCGCACAAGGAGGCGAAGAATGGGGGATGGGCGCTTGATGATCGGAAAGATTCGGATGAGGATTACATAGTCAGGATCCCTGAAGATAGTCCTCTGGATGAATACGACAGGCGCATTTGGGCGCTTCCTCGTTTCAAGGGGGAGGTTCCCGAAGTGGACGACAGAAGGATCAAACCTCCTAATGTATGCGGACATCCTGACCGGTGAACCCACGAAGCCAATCTACCTGGACCATCTGGTCAAGGCGAAGTTCTTCGAGTTCACCGTGCTCCCCGCCGTGGATGGCCTGACCGTCAAGCTCAGTGTCTCTCCTCTGGTGGACCGCCTAAGGGGCGGTCTTAAAGAAAGGCTTGAGACTCACCTGATTGGAAAGTGCCTAGGCGCCCGATCGTTTAACCAGGTAGAACGGAATGGGTTCTACTGGGGTATTTCATTCGATTGGACATTCCATGTCCACGACCAATGTCCTTCCGGTACCTACCACCTTTGCGAGGTCACAACAGAAAGGTTTGAGAGCATCTTGAACATGTCGCTGAATGTTCCGGAGCAACGAAAGTCGATCGAATGACGACCGATGAGAAACTCACGCCGGTCGCCTACAGGTCGGTATCACAGATCAAGCAGTATGACGAGTGCGGGTGGCAGTACTACCTGGCTCGGAGGATGCGGGCCTGGAAGAAGCCCGCCGCCTGGCTGCCCCAGGGCATCGCCGGTCACGCGGTCATCGAGTACGACTTGAAGGAAGGCTTCACCTGCCTGGAAGACGCTCAGGACTACTTCACGGAGAAGTATGCCGAGTCCGTCGCTGAGCTGACGGAGATCACTCCGAACTTCCAGTACTGGCAGGGCAGCGGTCCCCGATACCCGGGTCCCATCGATGTGGAACGACGTCATGGGATCGGTCGGGATCAGGTCGCCCGATGGTGGGACTTCACGGAGGCCAACCCCGGGTATGCCGCTGACAAGATCGATGATGTCCCGATGGTTGAGTACCCCTTCTCGGTGCACTTCGGTGACGTCGAGGTGCAAGGCTTGATCGACCACGTACACAAGGACATCCCTGTCGACGCCAAGTTCGGTAACCGTAACGGGGACATCTTCCAGCTCGTGACGTACTCGTTCGTTCTACACGTGCTGTTCGGGATCCCAGTGACCGGGGGTGCGTTCTGGTACGGCAAGAACGGCAAGCTGGTCCGTCACCACTACGAGAAGGACTGGACCCTAGAGCAGATCACGGACCTTTACGGCCGGGCTGACGAGGGGATCAAGGAGGAGGACTTCACCCCGAACCCTTCCAAGAGCAAGTGCATGTTCTGCCCTGTTGAACGAGCCTGCGAATGGTCACAGGCATGATGGAAAGCGAACCCGATGCTGCCTGACTACGACGACATCAGAGAATTGATTGATCGACCCCCGGACTGGTTCGACAAATACGGGGTGCCGCGATACAAGCCGTTCAGCCCTGACATGCTGGGCATCTACGACGACTTCGCTCTCCTGGTCCTTATCCAGTGCCAGTCATGTACTGAGTTCATGAAGGTTGGTAGCGGCTGGTCGCACTACGACCAGTACAGGTACTTCCGGACGGGAGACGACCTTCCAGAGCCTTGGACTCTGCGAGACCTGGCTGAGGGATATCACTACGGGGATCCGCCGAGGCACGGCTGTCCCGGTGCGGGCGAGACCATGGGCTGCATCGAGATCAAGATTCAAGAGGCTTGGACCCGAGACGGAAAGAAGCGGGAATGGGTCCGCGATGCGGGGGTCGAGAAGATCGATATCTATCCCGACTGGATGAAGGATTGAGAGGAAAAGACATGGGCGACAAGATCATGGCCTACAAGTACGGGGACCACGTCCCGAAGGATGTGCGGACCCTGGAGACGGGAGACGGGGACATCCGCTTCCAGCGGAAGGGAAAGGGATGGGATCTGATCAAGTACCGGAACTGGTCTCCTGACCGCACCTACTACAGCAACTCGGGAGACTTGCTTTGGGAGTGGGGCCAGATGTCCGCGCTGAGGGACGTGACCGACAATTACGCGGCGGCAGTGGATTACTTCAAGAACAAGTACCCGAGCATCGCAGGCCCCCCGGAGCACCTGACTTTACTTCTTGAAGACAAGAAGCACGTCCACGCACTGATCGCCAAGATTCAGGAGGATAACTAAGATGAGTATCCAGCCAGAGGCTGTCTACGAGCGTCGTGACCTGCCGAAGGGAGGTCACTCCTGACATGGCAAACATGGATCGAATCAACCAGGTATTGGACCGGATCACGGACGACAATCTCTACATGTCCAGGTGGGCTAAGAAGGACGGCGCTGACAGCCCCGAGGACAACCCCTGCGGTACCTCGTTCTGCTTCGCCGGTCATGCCACCGTGGCGGCAGGGAAGAAGCTCGCCTGGTACCCCATCTACAAGATGGATGAGCACTGGAACTACACGGATGAGATCGGGGGGTGGGATGCGGCACAGACCACGGACGGCCAGGCGGTGGAGGAATTCGCGAAGGAGTGGTTGGAGCTGACCTGGGCACAGGCTGACCGCATCTTCTTCGCCACGGATATCTATACCGTGGACGAGCTTAGGGAGCACGTGGACTCCGTTATTTCCAGGGAGTCTGTGACGGAGCCGGTCAAGGCATGAGCCACTGGTTCGATCTGTACTGCTTCGATGACCTGGACGAGTTCGGGAACTCTTTCCTGAGCCAGGCCCAGAACCCATACGATGACTGGAAAGCGAACACACGAAAGGTTTCAGGATGATGGCGGCATCGGCGCCGGACGCAGGCGAGTAATGCGAAGTGGCCAAGCACAACGGGAAAGGCCACGGCAAATGGAAAGTACCGGCTGAACAACACAAGACACCCAGTCACGAGAGGAAGAAAGACATGGCACGGAACGAGCGCAAGCCCGGTCGAAGCCGAAAGGAGCTGAAGTTGGACAAGAAGCTCATGAAGGCTGAGGAGAAGGCCCGTAAGGGACGCACCCGGGACAACCAGATCTTCATGGGAACCCGGAGGGCAAAGCTGTTCGGCCAGGGATACTACGACGAGGAGGACTAACATCTACAGCCTTGCACAGTCTGCTAGAATCAAAGGTAGCGCAGGCGTAACGCTACCGAACCCTTTCAAAAGCCTTGAGGCCAAGGGTATCGACCTGGTCAGAGGACAGTTCTGCCTGATCTGTGCAGGAGCGGGCACCGGGAAGAGTGCATTCACACTTTCATGGGCGCTGAAGAGTGGTGTCCCGACACTGTACTTCTCGGCAGACTCCGACGCCTTCACGCAGTTGACCCGGTCCATCGCCATTGTCCGTGGCGTCAGTCTGGAAGAGGCTTCACGCCTGGTTCTGGACGACGACTTGTCAGAGGTCATCGCTGACCTCGCGGACATCCCCATGAGGTTCAACTACAGGGCGTCCCCCACATTGGACGATATCGAGACCTCCATGGATGCGTATTGGCACCTTTACGGAGTGTTTCCGGAGCTTGTGATCGTGGACAACGTCACCGACGTGTTCTCCGGGGGAGGGGATGAGGATCCGTTCTCAGGCCTGGAGTCTCTGTGCAACTACCTATCAGGGATGGCCAGAGAGACAGAGGCCTGTGTGGTGGGACTGCACCACGTAACAGGACAGTACAACGACGCTGACAAGCCTATCCCCCTGTCAGGGGTCAAGGGGCAGATCAGCCGGGTCCCTTCCATGATCCTGACACTGCACAAGAAGTCTGGAGAGGATTGGTCGGACGACATGCTGTGCGTGTCTCCGGTGAAGAACCGAGGGGGAAAGGCTGATCCCTCTGGATACGACTTCGCTGAACTCCTGTTCAGTGGAGCAAAGATGGAGATCCGGGACCTATCCGTCCCGGGACTGTGATGAGAGAGGAAGACATGACGTTCAATGTTGGCGACCGGATCACGGTCGTGATGGACGATGAGGCCGGGCTGCATGATCTCTGCGACGATCCGTCAGACCTGATCGGTCAGGTGGGCACGATCCTGGATATCGGTCCCCAGCGGAAGGCTGGGAAGTACTACCGGATCTCCCTGGACGAGTATCCCGGTATCCACTTCGAGGCTGCGGAGCACGAGCTGCTGGCGGGACCCCATGAGTTCAAGGTGGGGGATCGGATCAAGGTGACCGCCTCCTACCCGGGCGGTCAGTGGTCTGCGGTACACCAGCGCAGCGGGCAGTACGCGGACATCATCAAGCACAACGCCGATGTACGTAACTGGCCGTACGAGGTCCGGTTCGATGATGGGGCCACGCTGGACTTGAGCGCGGACGAGATGGAGTACGCGGGTCTCCGTTTCAAGGAGGTGTTCCAGCAGCCTGAGGACGACCAGCCGGAGGACGAGCCCCTGGCGTTCGGGTTTGTCCTCCAGGAGGCTTGGGAGCGGACGCAGGAAGCGGCGGCCTGGACGGACAACGACGACCTTCACAAGGGCATCCTGGCCATGATCCCCGCGCTTCTGACTGACCCGCGGGCCGAGGAGATGATTCGGGAGCTGTTCGACCCCGCACTGTCCCACCGGGTCTCGTGAGCCGTAGGAGACGGCGCAGGGCGTCTCCGGAGAGGGTGGACAGTGGACGCTGGTGCAAGGAATGCCTAGAGCTGCCTGAGCGGCCAGCACTGGAAAGCGAACGTCAGCCCGGGGTGGAGTACCGGCCTGCCAGGAGGCGGCCCACCCCGTTCCCGGGTCCTCGATGCAAGACGCACCACGACGAGGTGAACAAATCCAAGTCTGATTCTCGGAAGGCAAGCTACCTGGAAGAGAACCACGGGATGACAGAGGAGCAGTACCAGCTCCTCTTGAAAGCCCAAGGCGGGGTCTGCTTCATCTGCCACATGAAGCCCGGTCGGTTCAAGCGACTGAGCGTGGACCACGACCACGCGCTGGCGAAGCTTCACGATCACCCTGTGGAGAAGAGTTGCAGGGATTGCTGGCGCGGTCTTCTTCACTCCCGTTGCAACTCGTATCTGGGATGGACTCGGGATGACCCGGAGGCTTGGCTTCGAGGTGCGGAGTACCTAAGAAATCCACCAGCGAGAAAGGTTCTGCTGTGAACGTCGGAGAGCTTCGACAACTGCTAGCCAACCTGGACCAGGACATGCCCGTGATCCTGTCGAAGGATGCCGAGGGAAACGAATTCAAGCATGTAGCGGACGTGGAGACCGAGTATTGGGATGACGAGGATCGAGAGGTGATTCACCCCGAGGACATCGAGGATCACCGGGAGCTGCCTCCTCTCGCCTGCGTGCTTTGGCCGGTGTGAACGCCAATGGCATTCATCGCGTGCCCGGTCTATGACTACTGCATCTCGCCGAAGAAGTGTCGTAAGGGTGCCAACTGTCCGCCTCGGGATGGAGGACAGGGGAACTAGGAAAGGAGAGGTCGTGGCCCGTCGTATCCGGACCTGGGCTGAGCAGGATGCATACAGCCCCTGGCGAAAGGTTCTCTGCTGGACGCAGAGGGCGGGTGCTCGAAAAGGCGTGAAGAAGATGACCCACCGCTGGGAACGCCGGGTCCAGGCTAGGAAAGACATCGAAGAGAGGATGGACGAATAGTGAGTGAGGATTACGTCGAGTACTACTCGAACAACTCGGGTGGCGTCGACTGGCTTACGCTGGAGGAGTGGGACAACCTCCGCAAGGAGGGTTGGCAGCTTCGGGATTTCCACGGTCCGATCGGGACGAATGAGACCCTGAAGGGTCGTCGGCCGAAGTACGCCAGACGTTATGGACTGTCGATGCGGGATGCTATCGATGAGTTCGAGCGGCTGACCAACCAGGACGCAGGTGATCCAGGTTGCTCGTGCTGCGGTCCGCCGCATGAGTTCTCCCGGTATGTGGACGGGAAGTACGCATGGATCTGAAGCCCCTTCTTGTCCTCGACGTTGATGGGCCGCTGAATCCATACCTAGCTGATCCGGTGCCGGATGGCTACGAGGTTCATGACCTTCTGGGGTACCGAGTTCTCCTGAACCCTTCGATGGGTCCCGAGCTGACAGCTTTCGCGGACCTGCACGGGATGGAGCTGGCGTGGGCAACGACGTGGGAGCACGACGCGAACAGGTACATCGGTCCACTGATTGGGCTGCCCGAACTTCCGGTCATTGAGTGGGGGCTCACTGCCAAGTTCTGGAAGTTCAACGGGGTACTCGAATACGCCGGGGATCGTCCGCTTGCCTGGTTGGATGACGACTTCAGGTACTTCCCCCACGAGGAGGATTGGTTTAGGCGACAGAGGGACTGGGTGCCGACCCTCCTTCACGAAGTGGATCCTTCCGTAGGAATCACAGACCGGGACCTGGAGGCCATCGAGGGGTGGGTGAAGGGCCTGTGAGTATGTTTCAGTTGCGGTTACATACGGACCAGCGACAGGCCGTTTACGAGAAGATCGCCAACATCGTACACAAGGACTTCCTGAGCGACTGGGCAAAAATCGAGGACCTGACAGACCTGTTTGAGGAGATGTTCCTTCAGGCGAAGAACGATGGACACCTCTGAAGCTCTAATCACCCGGGTGGTTCTGAAGTATCACCCACTATGGGATCCGCCCAAGGATCGACGGGAATGGAACCAGTGCCTCTGTCCGTGGCATGGGGATAACAGGCCCTCGGCGTCCGTGTCCTACGAGAACGACGCGTTCCGATGCTTCGTGTGCGATGCCACGGGGGATGCAATCAAGATAATCATGAGAGAGGAGGGCATTGCTTATGGCGAGGCTGTCAAAAGAGCAGACAGCCTTCTTGAAGGAGGCTACAAGCCGGTACCACGAAAGCCTCCCAGGCACCGCCGCCGACGAGTATTTGAGGGAGGACCGGAACCTCGGAGCCAGCGACCGGATGTGGGCGAAGGTCCAGAAGTTCCGGCTGGGGTACGTGGAAGACCCTCTCCCTGGGCATGAGCAGTACCAGGGGATGCTTGCCATCCCGTATCTGAGACGGTCCGAGGCCCGGGACGAGTTCGGCAGGCGTCAATGGTCCACCGTGTCCATCCGGTTCCGGTGCCTGGTGCCGGGATGTCAGCACGAGTTCCACGGGAAGTACAACTCCGTGGAGGGGGACCGGCCCACCCTGTTCAACACGGTGGCCCTGCTGAAGCCGACGGACAAGATGCTGATCTGTGAGGGAGAGTTGGACGCCCTTACGGCTCAGGTCCATGGGTTCGATGCTGTGGGCGTCCCCGGGGTTCAGCTTTGGAAGAAGTCCTTCACCGAGCTGTTGCTTGGATACGAAACGGTGTTCATCGCTGCGGATGGGGACGATCCTGGCCGGGACTTCGCCAAGAAGGTTAGGGCGTTCCTCCCTAACGGGAGGATCGTGAGGTGTCCTCCTGGGCAGGACATCAATAGCTGGATCACAAACCAAGAAGGCTACAACGAGTTCAGGGAACTGGTGGGGAACCCATCGGGACGAAAGGAACTGGTCAAATGAACGACGCGAAGGATATGTTCTCCATCGGCGACGAGGTTGTCATCACTGATGGGTTCTTCAAGGATCAGCAGGGGATCGTGACCAACTTCGATTTCCAGTACGGTCTGTTCGGTATCGCTTTCCGGGAGCTGATGGCGGTCGCCTACATCGAGGCACAGCACGTCGAGCACCTTCACCTGGCCACCTCCCAGGAGGCCGAGACCGTCACGGCCAAGCCCGGGGAGAACCCGGAGAAGCTGGACGACGAGGGCGGTGTGTGGGACACCAAGGCCGTCGTGATCGAGGGCCGTGACGAGGGCCTGGAGGGCGAGCTTATCGGCCCGAACAAGATCCTGTCCCAGAAGCTGGGTGCAGAGATGATCGATCTCCGTTTCGAGGACGGGACGGTCCGGTCGGTCCGGCTGGAGAACGTGGAGTTCCGGCCGCTGGTCGATTCCGAGGAGCCCCAGGATGCCTCCTGAGCCCCTGAAGGTAGGAGACATTGTTCGAACCGGGACGGTGCAGGCGTACGGCAGTATCGAAGTTCCCGTAGGAGCCGTCGGTGTGGTGGTCAGGTTCAACGAGCGAGCCCTTGCCTGGCCGTACACGGTGGCGTTCGAGGACATTCCACGCCCTGACGGTGAAGACTGGCTGTACGCCGAATCCGAGCTTGAGCTGGTAGTTGATCATGCTAGTGACGGAGGCGCTACGGAGAATGACCCAGTGAGTCAGCGTGAGTTCAAGGTCGGTGACCGGGTAAGGCTGGATCGTCTTACAGGGTTCAACCACATCGACAGTGAGGTTCCCGTCGGAACCGAAGGCGTAATCGTTCGGATGAATGCGCCGTGGGCGGCTGTGCCCTGGCCTGGGGTCCTCTGGGATAACGGGGTGGATGTCGCCGTATATACGACGGACCTGGACCTGGTAGGCAGCGGAGTTGTCGAACAGAACGACCCGGTGAACCACCCGTCGCACTACACCAGCCATCCATCCGGAGTCGAGTGCATCCAGATCACGGAGCACATGGACTTCCTGACGGGCAACGCTGTCAAGTACCTGTGGCGTACCGGCAAGAAGGGTCCTGCTGTAGAGGACCTGAAGAAGGCTCGCTGGTATCTGGACCGGGCTATCCAGAAGGCTGAGAAGGGGGCCGAGGGATGAGCGCCATTCATGACCCCGATACCGCCTACAGGATCGTGTATGCGGAGCTGACCGGGAAGGGCGTGGATGACCACTCTGCCCAGCGCGCCGCACAGCGGGCGTACAACACCGTCATGACGGGCGGGAAGTTCCGCCTCAAGGACTACGTCAAGTGAGCTACCGACATCCCAACAATTGACTATGGAGTAAATACGGAGTGACATACACGATCGTAGTATTGCCGGATATCCATGCTCCCACCGAGGACCGCAAGGCATTCGCGGCGGTAGTGGATTTCATCGGGGAGTACCAGCCTGACGAGGTCGTCATGACCGGCGACCTCTGTGACTTCCCCCAGCCGTCACGGTGGTCCAAGGGATCCGCCGAGGAGTTCGCCGAGACCACGGTGTTCGATGACTCCGACTACATCAAGCGGAAGATCTTGACGCCTCTCCGCAAGGTGTACGGCGGGAAGATCGGGTTCATCGAGGGCAACCACGATGAGCGCCCACGGGTCTACCTGGCCAAGTACGCCCCGGCCCTGGCCGCCTCAGTGTCGTTCGACGTGAAGAATCTTCTGGACTTCGAGGGGTTCGGGATCAAGCAGCTCCCGGACTTCTACCGGCCCTTCGACCGGTGGGTCCTGTGCCACGGGCACAAGGGAGGTATCCGGCTGAAGCAGAAGCCGGGGGAGACCGCTCTGGGAGGTGCCCAGAAGTTCATGGAGAACGTGGTTCACGGGCACACCCACAGGCTGGCTGCGCTGCCGCACACGTACGGCGTCGAGGGCGATACCAAGCTCCTGTGGGGTATGGAGGTCGGTCACCTGATGAACCCCAAGCTCGTCACCTACCTGAAGGGTGGAACAGGGAACTGGCAGCAGGGATTCGGGATCCTCACCAAGGACGGGGACCATGTTTCACCTCACCCCGTCCCGATCTATGACTCCCGATTCGTGGTGGACGGAAATGTCTATCACGTCCTGTAGCAAGACTGGAAAGAGAACGTATGACACCCGATGAAGTAGAGGAGCTTGAGTCACTGGCCGGGCAGGCAGCCCGGCGGGTGGCGGCCCAGTGGCCTGGAACCGTAGAGAAGGAGGACCTGGAGCAGGAGATCATTGTCCACCTGCTGGAGCGCCCAGGAGCGCTGGAGCGCCTGTTCGAGGAGCCGAACCCGCAGGTTCGGCAGTCATTCCTCATCAAGATGGGACACCAGATCGCATCGGATATGCAAGCCGACTACGACCGGTTCTCCGGGAACTATCTGTATGACGCTGGTCAAGTCCGAGGGTTCCTTGAACGTCAGCTTTGGCTGACTGAGGAGGAGCAGTCTGTGGAGACGCTTGACCTGGAGGAGGCCCTGGGGAACCTGGCCGACAAGAACAGCGCGTACTACGCGGCCGTGGTCAACAGATTTGTTCACGGAATTATCCCACACACGACGGATAGCGGGTCTTTCAAGAGGATCGAAAGGGCTGTTGAGGCTCTGACTGATCTGATGAACCGCATCGGCCAGGAGCGAGAGCGTCGCTACACCGAGGGGCCTGGCTCCCGTAAGGCGATGTCCAACGCGCAGGCACTGCGAGCCACAGAAATCGGCCCGCTATGAGGACTTCTGATAGTGGGACCGTGGACTCGGTGTTCTCCTCCGGGTTCTCCAGCTCATCTCGATCCGAGATGTATCAGGCATGGGTGTTCCCCGACATCCACCCCTACGAGCGGCAGCCGGTCCTGAGCAACTGGGACAAGGAAGACCTGTGGGCCTTCTGTGGGATCACATGTATTCACGAGGACACGTGGTTCGACCGAACGATCTGCCCGGAACCCTGCGGAACAATGCACACGTACTGTGTGGAGTGCGGTAAGCACATTGGATACTGCGCTCACTACCCGAACGAAAGGAACTGATGAGCGACTTCTTTTCATTCAAGCTGGACCCTGGGTTCATCCAGGAGTACTCCACTATCCCTCCTGACTGGGGTTATCAGGACGCGGCCGGGAACAGTCTCGGTGAGATCACGTTCCTCCGGACGTACTCCCGGCTGAAGGACGACGGAACCAAGGAGCGCTGGTTCGAGGTCTGCGAGCGGGTCATCAATGGGATGTACTCGATCCAGAAGGACCACGCAGTGGCCAACCGGATCCCGTGGGACGACGACAAGGCACAGGCATCCGCACAGGAGGCGTACCAGCGCCTCTTCGAGTTCAAGTGGACCCCGCCCGGTCGCGGCCTGTGGATGATGGGCACCCCGATGGTGCACGAGCAGAAGAACTCGGCTGCCCTCCAGAATTGCTCAGCGGTGAGCACTGCGGGGATGACGGCCAAGGACCCGTCCGCGCCCTTCGCCTTCATGATGGAGGCGTCCATGCTGGGTGTCGGAGTCGGCTTCGACCTGAAGGGCGCTGACAATGGGCTGGTCATCCAGGACCCCGACCCCAGTGACACGTGGATCTATGTGGTCCCGGACAGTCGTGAGGGATGGGTCGAGTCAGTATCTGCGCTTATCGACAGCTACTTTATCCCGAGGATCGGTGACATTGGCTTCGACTACAGCCTGATTCGACCTGCTGGTTCTCCGATCAAGACGTTCGGCGGGACCGCTGCTGGTCCCGATCCTCTGATCAAGCTGCACGAGGGGATCCGGCGAATCTTCGATGGTCGGGCAGGGGAGACCCTGACCTCCATGGACATCCTGGACATCGGGAATCTCATCGGAGTGTGCGTGGTCTCCGGTAATGTCCGGCGTTCTGCGGAGCTGGCTATCGGTGACCTGGAGGATTCGGACTTCCTGAACGCCAAGAATGCCGAGGCGTTCCCCGAGCGCAACTCGTACGACCCGGAGGCCCCGGGCTGGGGTTGGATGTCCAACAACTCTGTGGCTGTCGAGGTCGGAGACGACCTTTCTGCCATCGCCGAAGGCATCGCCCGGAACGGTGAGCCTGGGGTGATCTGGCTGGACACCAGCCAGGATTATGGACGCCTGGTGGATCCTCCGGACTACAAGGACTATCGGGCATCCCTCTACAATCCGTGTGCAGAGCAGACGCTTGAGTCCTACGAGATGTGCACTCTTGTCGAGACGTACATCGGGAACCATGAGGACAAGGATGACTTCCTCCGGACCCTGAAGTTCGCCTATCTCTACGGCAAGACGGTCACTCTGCTCCCGACTCACTGGGAGAAAACGAACTCGATCATGCTAAGGAACCGGCGCATCGGGACCAGCATCTCGGGTCTGGCTGACTTCGTGGACAACCGGTCTCTCCAGAAGCTCCGTGTTGCACTGGACGAGGGTTACAACGTGATCCAGCACTGGGACCGGATCTACTCCGAGTGGCTGGGGGTCAGGGAGTCCATCAAGACGACCACGGTAAAGCCGTCGGGCACCGTGAGCATCCTGGCGGGGTCTTCTCCGGGGGTTCACTGGACTCCGGGTGGAGAGTACTTCGAGCGGCGCATTCGCTTCTCCAAGGATGACCCGATGGTCACCATGTTCCAGATGGCTGGCTATGACGTCCAGGTTGCCTCGGAGAACCCCGATACCACGGTCGTGGTGTCCTTCCCGATCCGTTCACAGAGCAAGCGGGCTGAGAAGGAGGTGAGCCTTTTCGAGAAGGCCAACCTGGCTGCTGAGCTTCAGCGGTACTGGAGTGACAACAGCGTCAGCGTGACCCTGTCGTTCGACCCGAAGACTGAGGGGCAGCATATCGGTTCCATTCTGGCGATGTACGAGGGCTCCTTGAAGACCGTCAGCTTCCTGCCGATGGGGGACAAGGTCTATCCCCAGATGCCGTACGAGTCCATCCCCAGGCAAACCTACCTGGCAGCCATGATGAAGCTGTTCAAGCTGGATCTTTCCCCGATCTATGACGGGAATGCATTGGACGCTATCGGTGAAGCCTACTGCACCACGGATGCCTGTGAGGTCCGTGAGTTGATCAACGATCAGGAGAGCGCGTAATGGCCGGGTTCGACCCGTTCGAGGATGACGGATACGAAGAGGACCAGGCGCCGGACGAGGCTCCGGCCCCCCGCAAGACTGGAAAGCGAACCACCACTACCCCCAGGAGTCCCCAGTCGAAGACTGGAGACGAGGCCCGTGGCCCTGAGGCCACTATCACCAAGAAGGAGACCAAGCCTGTGGCAGAGACTGACAACGACGACTTTCACCCGATCACGCTTAGCTGGAAGGGACACACGGGGTACGACGCTCCGCTGTTCGCAGTTAAGTTCAAGACTCTGGAAGACGCAGCCGTCTTCCTTGGTCTGGACCCGGCGGATTACACCGTCCAGCAGGATCTTCTGAAGGCCGTATTCGCGGCGTCCCAGAAGGCGGGTGCCTACTTCATCTCTCAGGCTCCCACGAAGACCCCTGGCGAGAATAAGTCCGGAGACCGGTACGGGCCGCCTCAGGGTGCCACGGAGCACCCCCAGGGCAAGAAGGAGTTCTGCCAGCACGGGGAGATGACCTACAAATCCGGTGTCTCTGGTCCCCGGGCCAAGAACCCCGGGAAGCCCTACCAGATGTTCGTCTGCGGCAGCAATGTCGAGGGCTGCAAGCCGAAGAACGCCTAGCTAGAAAGCGAACGCTGATGGGAGGCCCTTCGGGGCCTCCCTTGGGAGGAGATCAGTGAAGGTAAGTATTGTCGCCGCACCTATGTTCTTCGATGAGGATGCAGAGGAACACGGCTGGATCAGTTATGACTGGTACAACGGTGCGACGGGTAACACGGATGCGGATGAACTCGCCGAGTTCGGAGGGCGTGCTTGCTACCAGGCATGGGAGCGGAAGAACCCCAAGACGGCCACGAATGAGGGCTATCTCGCCAACATCATTGATCAGGGGCATGAGTCGGTTCTGGCCCACGCCTCATTCAGTTTCTACATCGAGGGCGTCAGCCGGTCGCTGACCCATGAGCTGATCCGTCACCGGTTCTTGGCGTTCTCTGAGCTGTCTCAGCGGTATGTCGCAATGGAGGACAGCTACACGGTTGTTCCTCCGCTGTTCCGGGACAATCCCCTAGCCAGGGGCATTATCGAGAACAACCACGCCGATGCGGTTGCTGACTACAACCTGCTCGTGACCTGTGCAGAGGAAAAGCTAGAGGCTCAGGGCATTACCGGCTTCGCCAAGCGGAAGCAGGCTCGGCAGGCAGCTCGTGCGGTTCTTCCCGGAGGAACCGAGACGAAGATCCTGGTGTCCGGGAATGTCCGGGCGTGGCGGGACTTCATCAAGCAGCGATGGTCCGTCCACGCTGACGACGAGATCCGAGAGCTGGCGGGGGAGATCCTGTCGATCCTCAGGGACTATGCGCCCAACTCGGTTCAGGACTTTCCTGTGGACCCGTTCGGTACCGAGACGTTCTCTGAGAAGGTGGGCAGGGAGAGTTTCCAGGCATTCGTGGATCAGAATGTCTAGGACCTATTCGACCCAGGCTCTGCTTCCGGCCTACGCCATCAAGGACCAGCCCGTCGGGACGGTCAGGCTGACGAAGCGGGAGCTTCGGTTCGACCTGGAGAGTCGTCTGGAGGACGACGGAGTCAAGGCTGACGGACACATGGCTTTCCGGACCTATGCCCAGTCGGGATTCAATCCCTGGGACCTGGTGTACCGGGAGGCTCCCTGGATTCCCGGAACCCCACTGCCTGAGTGGGCAACCCTTGTCCGAGTAGAAGCGGAGGTGCAGACGCTGTGAGTGTTTTGATCCGTCTAGTGGATGGGACCCACCTGGAAATGCATGACGTGGATGACATTGCCTTCACGGACCGGGGACTGAGCCTCAAGGATGCAGCCGGGTACACCGCGATCCCAAAGGATCGGGTCAACTACTGGAGGGTTGATGTCTAAAAAGGTAACCATCAACTTCAAGGATGTCCCAAGCGTCACCGTCACCGGTGTCGAGGACGTCGAGGTGGGACCGACTCTTATCAAGATCAGTGACGAGTATTCAGGGTATTTCTCCCTGATCCCGCTGGCAAGTATCAACTACATGGACATTGAGGAGATGAGCGTCTGATGCCAATCGCACCGGTCGAGACGATGACCCTGGACGAAATCTACGAGTACATCGAGACCCTGGAGCGGGAGAACAAGGTTCTTCGTCGGAAGACCGACAACTCTCGTCGCCTGGACATCAAGGATGCCCGACGTATCCGGCAGATGTACGCCGGGGGCCGCTGGAAGCAGCGGGAGCTTGCAGACGTGTTCGACGTGAACAAGGGCACGATCTCCCGTATCGTTCGCGGGGAGTACTACCCCGAGGCCGCCTGACCCGTCTGGAAAGCGAACTACGACATAGGAGGTGTCGGATGGGCGGGCGGGTGTGTACCGCATCGGGATCCGATGAAGAAGGGACGTGGTTGTGTGATCGGCGGTTGCGGGGGAGGGGCTTTTGTCAGACGCACTTAAAGCAATTTAACAAGGGTGGTCCACTTCTGCGAATTGGGCGTTTCCGTGGACACGACCTCAAGGGTTCCGTCTTTGGCCGACTAACAGTAGTCGAGAGATCCGATTCGGTCAGATACAAATCCAGCGTGCCCGCAAGGTGGCTTTGTAGGTGCGTTTGCGGAAATGAGATAATTGCTCCGGCTGCCGGTCTGAAGTGTGGTGACTGGGTTTCCTGTGGGTGTAGCAGAGGCGGACGCATCCAGGGTCGGACAAAGTGCCGTCAAGGCTACGCGTATATCCATGTTCCCGGTCATCCACGAGCCACTCGCACAGGGGGACGTGTCTTAGAGCATATCGTTGTCATGGAGGAGAAAGAAGGTCGCCCTCTCCGTCCTGGAGAGAACGTCCACCATATCAACGGTGTTAAAGATGACAATCGACCCGAGAACCTGCAACTCTGGTCTACCTCGCAGCCCGCAGGCCAGCGTATCGAGGACAAGACCGCATGGGCCAAGGAGTGGCTCGCCCTGTATGAGCCGGAAGCCCTGAACCTAAACTAGAAAGCGAACGGAAGGAGGAGCGTGAGGATCGCATTCTTCGACATCGAGACACACAGCAGCGACTACCTGTTCGACATGGCCTCGGAAGAGTTCTTCCGTCTCGGCGGCTGGAAGTGGTCGGACGAGGACGAGGTCCACTTGACCTCTGATCTGGAGGAGCTGAAAGCGGTCCTCCGTTCCGCCGATCTGATCGTTGGACACAACATCATGGCGTTCGACCTGAGAGCGGTTTTTGGATTGAGATCAGACGAACCGCTAGAGATGGCGATGCGCCGGAAGGTTGTGGACACCTGGGTTCATGCGGTCATGGTGAACCCTGCCCCGGCCAAGTACCTGAACCGTCACGGGAAGGAGGCTTCCGCCGAGTCCCCGGCCCAGATGATGAAGTGGTACTCCCTGGACGAGCAGGCCTTCCAGCTCGGAGTGGCCGGGAAGACAGCGGACCTCAGGGAGCTGGCTCTGGAGTTCGGTGATCCCGAGCTGACCGGGAAGGCCCGTCTCAACGACGGGTTCGGAAAGATCCCCGTCACGGACGAGAGGTTCCGGGACTACCTGATCGGTGACGTCCTAGCCACCGAGGCTGTGTACCACGCTCTGCTGAAGAAGGAGCGGTTCAACGACTACCACTGGCGAGAGCAGGAGATCGCCGCCAGGGCCGCCGTCATCTCCTCGAACGGGTTCCGGGTCGACATCCCCAAGGCTCAAGCTCGTGTAGACGTCCTGGCTGAACGTAGAGACGAGATCCTGGCGGATCTGGTGGACCGCTACGACTTCCCCACCGAGGGCGAGGCGCCCTGGTCGACCACCGAGGGGAAGCGGGCCATCATGGCGGCCCTCAAGGACGCCGTGATCACACCTGAGGTGCCCTGTCAGAAGCCAGGTCACGAGGGACGGTGCTCCACATTTCGATGCGGGGCCAGTCCCGGCACCGTGGACTGGCCGAAGACCCCGGTCTGGGACAAGAGGGCTGAGGAGGAGCAGAAGCGCTGGCACAAGGCGCTGGATCTCCTGGACGAGGCCGAGGACCTGCACGACTTCTCGGAGGAAGAGGAGATCACCCGGTACGACAGCAAGATCCTACGACTGTGTGATGAGGCCCTGGACTTGCTGGCCAATCCTCTCCCACCCGCGTACGGGCTGTCCCTGTCCGGAGACCATCTGGTCTCCATCACCAAGGGGACGAAGGCTGAGGACCTGGGGCAGGCACTTGCGGAGCTGAAGGGGCAACGAAGCCTGGCCCAGCTCGCCCTGGAGTCGGTGCACTCCGACGGGTTCGCACACCCCGAGATCACGATGCTCCAGCGGTCCGGGCGCTGGTCCACCACGAAGCCGGGTCTGACGGTCTGGACTTCCCGTGGAGAGAACGCGGTGGAGAAGGAGTACTTCATCCCCGACGCCGAGGATGAGGTTCTGATAGCGGTCGACTACTCGAACGCGGATGCTCGTGTGGTCGCGGCCTACTCCGGTGACAAGAAGTTCGCCGAGAGGTTCGAACCCGGGGCCGACGGGCACATGATTAACGCCATCGCCGCCTGGGGCCGGGATGTTGTCGACACGGACCCTGATGAGTACCGGCAGAAAGCTAAGAGGCTGGGCCACGGCTGGAACTACGGCGGACAGTACCGGACGCTTGCCAAGCAGGCGGGTCTCCCGCTGGAGGATTCCAAGCAGTTCTGTGACGGGATGAACTCCACGTACGAACGTCTCATCAAATGGCAGAACCATGTCAGGTCACAGGCCCAGAAGGGCTACGTCGTGAACTGGTGGGGCCGGAAGATGATTGTGGAGAAGGGTAGAGAGTTCACCCAGGCCCCGGCCCTGATGGGCCAGTCAGGTACTCGGGAGATCATGTGTGACGCCCTCCTGCGGATGCCGGTGTGGATGCTCCGAAGGGTCAAGGCGCAGATCCATGACGAGTTGATCTTCTCGGTCCCTCGGAAGACGGTCAAGAAATGGACCGAAGAGATCGTGAAGGTGATGACCACGACCTTTGATCCTGGACGTGGCGGTCAGCCTATCGAGTTCCCAGTCTCGGCTGGAAAGCCAGCCGACAATTGGTTCCGAGCCACGCATTAGGCGGATGTTTCACAAGGAAGACGAGAGAGGAAGAATGGAAAACAACTTTATCAAGCATTCCTTGCGGACCATCCGCAAGGGGTGTGAGCACTGTGGAGAGACTGATCTTTACTGGGCTCACGACATGAACAGCATCACCCCGGAGTGGTGTGACCGGTGCAAGACCGATGGCGCGCTGGTCCTGGTCGACCCCTACATGAACCGACATAACTGCGCCGGGAGTCACGGGTTCAAGGTGGGCGACAGGGTTCGGGTCACCAACGGGAAGGCAGCCCGGGATTATTACGCCGATGTGTATGACGGTGAGACCGGGGAGGTGGTCAGCCTGGACTCCGACCGGGTCACTCGTCTTAACGTACAGGTCCATATGGATAACAGTATGCACAGCTGGGCTATGGACCCCCGGCACATTGAGAAGGTTCAGAAGGAATCTGACCCGGGCGCGTGGGTGAAGGACTACAAGTCCTACACCGAGGAGTGGGACGAAGCCAAGAAGCGATTTACCCTGGAAATTGCAGGTGGGGAACTGACGTTCACCAAGACCAAGGAGGTACAGGACCAGTTGGCAGCCAAGACGAAGAAGGCTCCGGAGATTTCCGTGGACACGAAGCAGGGCAAGGATGTAGGCGCAGCTTTGGCGCTGCTGATGGAGTCGCTGTCCCCTTCGGTGGACAAGGATGACATTCGGGACATCATCAAGGAGGAATTCCAGAACACGGTTTTCCCGACCCGGACGGTCATTCAGACCCCGAAGGGTGAGATCCAGGAGATCGAGGGGAAGACCCACCACAAGGTGGCCGACATCATCATGGACCTGGACGCGGGTGAGCATGTGATGATGGTCGGACCGGCAGGCACGGGGAAGTCCACCATCGCTGAACAGGCGGCCGGGGCTCTCGGGTTCCCGTTCTACGCCATCAGCCTTTCCCCGCAGACCCCTGCTTCCCAGATCCTCGGGTACCAGCAGGCTGCTGGTGAGTACGTCCGCTCCCTGTACCGGGAGGCGTTCGAGAACGGCGGTGTCTTCCACTTCGATGAGATCGACAACGCTCACCCGAGCGTTCTTGCCGTGATCAACGCTTCTCTGGCCAACGGCCAGATGGCCTTCCCGGACAAGATGGTGGAGCGTCACAAGAACTTCCGGTGTGTCGCCTCCGCGAACACCTACGGGCGTGGTGCTGACCGCGCCTACGTCGGCCGCCAGCAGATCGACGCTGCGACCCTGGACCGGTTCACCATCGAGACCATCGAGATCGATGAGGCCCTTGAGACCGACCTGTGCCTGGCCACCGGTCTCGACAACGACCGGGTCACCCATGTTCTGAGCACGGTGCGGAAGTACCGGAAGAACGCTGCCAACAAGAAGATGACCACGGTCATCTCTCCCCGAGCCTCGATCGGGATGTGCCGTCTGCTCCAGGCAGGGAAGACGTGGGAGGACGCTCTTGAGGCTCGTGTCCGGCGCGGCATGTCGGACGCTGACTGGGCGAAGCTGACCGGATGACGGGCGAGAACAAGTACAGGGTCGAATACGGCTCCGTGCTGGAGGCCCTGAATGCAGCGAAGAAGCACGCCCTGGCGGGAACCATCGCCCATCACAAGAAGGGCGGGCGGATCCCGGACGAAGACTTCGTCGGTGCGGTGCACTTCGATCAGGTGGAGCACCTGGCCGTCAACGGCTGGGACGAGCAGAGCGACGTGGCTTTGCAGGCTGCCAGCGAGGCCATCGATACCGTCGAGAAGATGGTCGATATGCCCTCGTTCAAGGGAACGTGGGGAGTCTCCGGGTGTGAGGTGGATGTCGCCCGATACCTGGAGGGCGAGCCGGAGAACATGATTGATTACGAGATGATCCAGGCTCCCCGGAACGGTCGGGTCATCACCCTGTGCGCCTCAGGCTCCGTCTCCTGGGCCGTCTCCAGGGACACCATCAACCGCCGGGGCTACATCATCACGGCGCTGGCACTGGCGTTGTCCCGGATCGGGTTCGCCACGGAGTTGTGGCTGGACCTTTCTGCCTCCGGTGCAGGTGAGGCTCATATGAGGGTCCTGGTGAAGGGGCCTAACGATGAGCTGGACCCGGCCAGGGTCATGTACGCCTACGCCCACCCTTCGATGTTCCGGTCCATCGGATTCGGGATCATGCACGATCTCCCTGAGGAATGGCAGGAAAAGATCGGGGTGGGGAGCTACTACGGCTATCCCCTGAATCCGGCTCACGATCTGCCTGAGGGAACGCTTTACCTGCCCTGCCTGAAGACCAGTGGGGACGTCCCGGACGCCGACCAGGCGCTTCTGGGCTACATGCGAGAGTTGGGAATTGTAGACGGTGAGTAATCTTCGAGACCACGCAGAGAACGAGCTGCGGATCTCCGGCTGGGCCGGTAACGAGGGGTTCTATGGGGACCTCGTTGAGAAGGCTGTCCTGGAGATCGTGGACATCTTCGACAACCAGGGGCACTCCGGGATGTCGGCTCCTCTTGTCGTTGGGATTGTCGAGAAGCTGCTGATGTTCGAGCCCCTTACACCGCTGACGGGCGAGGACGACGAGTGGACCATCCTGGACTACGAGGGTGAACTGTACGCCCAGAATAAGCGCTGCTCCCACGTGTTCCAGCGTCGGGACGGGTCCGCGTACGACTCCGAGGGTCGCGTGTTCATCAACCAGCACGGTGTCGCGTGGACGGGCCGGGATTCCCGGATAGATATCCGGTTTCCCTATACACCTGCACGGGAGTATGTGCATGTCGTGGAGGAAGACGATGAGTAGAGACGATCCCCGGATCTGTCCGATCTGCAAGAACAAGGTTTGTACCTGTGTACCCGATGGGGGTCATAAGTGAGGAGTAACCACTCATGAAGGTTAAGATCACTGCCGAAGAGTTCGATATCGCTCATGAGCTGAACCGTGTAGCGGACACCCAGGACGATGAGTTCGGAACCAAGGTCTTGGATGTCTACGTCGCAGACATCGTGGACATCGTCATCAACAACCTGGTCGTAGAGGTCGACAGGGACGTGGACTTCACCGTGGACGCCACCATCCTGCCTTTCCCGCGAGGTGTCGTGGGATGACCACATTCGTTCGCTTCGAGGAATACAACGACAACGAGGGTGAGACCTGGAACTTCTGGCTTCAGCTTGACGGAAATGGGGAGGAGCTGGACAAGCTCTTGAACCTCCTGGTGGATGTTGAGGGCGAGTGCCTTGAGATTGGAAGGGATCTTGCCTACATCTTCACCACGAACGTGGAGCCTGAACAGATCGTAGACAAGCTGGTCGAGTACGCGGAGGAGGGCTACATGCCCTCCCACAGCAAGGTGACCGGGAAGTTCACCTGTCCTGACGATCTCGGCGATAACGCCGACAAGCTCTACAAGGGCGGGATCAAGGACTTCTTCACCAATGAGTGACGATCGCGATGTCGAGGTCGCTACAGAAGCGGATCTTCGAATAGCTGTAAAGAACGCGCTGGACCACTGCGGGCTGACCTACGAACAGCTTGAGGCTCAGGCGAAGTCTGGTGACTTCGATTCGGTCCGGGCTCGGATCGCGTGGGTTGCGATCGGCGGATTGGAGGGTCTAGCTGATGGGTAGGACTCGGCTCTACATCGCCGGTCCCATGACCGGGCTGCCGAACTACAACCTGGACAACTTCCGAGCAGCCGAGGCGCAGCTACAGGCCGCCGGGTACGGGGCGGTTAATCCCGGTCGCCGAGGGGTGATCGAGGGTTACACGTGGGTCGACTACATGAAGCTCGGGATCGCCGATCTTTTGACCTGTGGGGCAGTGGCAACACTTCCCGACTGGGAGATGTCCCGGGGAGCCTCCATCGAGGTGTCTCTAGCTCAGGACTTGGAGATGGATGTCCGATCGTTGGCGGATTGGCTGGAACTCGGTGACTGAGATCAGGGAAGAGGATCTGGAGATCCGGATTCTTCGAGCGCCACACCTGGGCATGTGTCCCGTCAGCATGACGGTCTATACGGAGATCGAACACATTCCTACCGGAACGGTGGTACGGGTCGGGACCGAGGCCAGTCAGCTCCAGAACAAGGCGAAGGCGATCAAGGCCCTGGAGGTGATCCTCGGTGAGTGACCGTGTCATCACGGAGTTCAAGGGCGTCTACAGCGCCCTCTCAAACTTCTCTCCCCACGAGGTCTTCTACGACGGGTACTGGTACCCGACAGCGGAGCACGCCTTCCAAGCGGCAAAGACTTTTGACGATGAGAAGCGATGGTTCATCGGCTTAGCAGCCAGTCCGCAAGAGGCCAAGAGGATGGGCCGGAGGGTCGAGTTGCGGGATCGGTGGGACGAGCTGCGTACGCCCATCATGCTCAGCATCCTTCTGTGGAAGTTCACTGGGCACTTCAAGACCCGGCAGACCCTCCTCGCCACAGGAACCGCTGACCTGATCGAGGGGAACTACTGGCACGACAACTACTGGGGCGACTGCTACTGCGACAAGTGCAGTGACATCTCCGGGGTGAACCAGCTCGGGAAGTCCCTGATGTGTGTCAGGAGCATCATTGGCCAGACCTGATTGGACGGACTACTTCCTTGCCCTTGCCTTCACTGCTTCGATCCGCTCTGACTGCGAGCGCCGGAAAGTTGGCGCTGTTGTTGTTAAGGATCGTCGGGTCCGTAGCACCGGGTACAACGGTGCGCCTGCCGGAAAACCTGGGTGTGAATCTTGTCCGCGCCGAACCTCCGAGGTTCGGTCTGGGAGTAGCTATGACACCGGACCAGGAACGTGCGTGGCGATCCATGCGGAAGCCAATGCCCTGCTCTACGCGGACCGAGAAGACCTGATCGGGTCCACTCTCTACATCACGTGTGCACCCTGCGATGGGTGCCGAAAGCTGATTCAAGCCACTGGAATTGTCCGGGTCGTCTGGCCCGAAGGAGAAGAACACTATGGATGACCGTCTGCTGACCCTCCAGGTCATTTTCAACTGCCCTGAGGCTGGGATCACCGAGACCATGGCTGTAATCACCGGCAAGGGTGTTCCGGAGCTTCAGCGCAACACCATCGATGCGCTTCGACAGATCGCTGACGAGTCGGAGGAGGACCTTCTTGTTTGAGGACACCACTGTCTACCGGATCCGTTACTCCGACGGATCCTATCGGGACAAGATTTACCGCAAGAAGGGCCACGCCAAGAGCGCCCGGCGCCAGATCGAGTCACAGACCTCCGAGGTTTTGATGATCGAGGAGCTTACCGGCCAGTGGGTGTATTCGGTTGGCTGACAACGACAAGAACACGTTCAAGGCGTTCGGTATCGCCATGCTGCTGTCCGCAGTGCTGTGGGTTCTGATCATCGCCGCCATCACGGGAGCGGTGTCCCTGATCAACGGGTTCCTTCAGTGGGTGACCGGATGACCTTCATCAAGGGGGACCTCAAGGTCTCACAGCTCAATCACCTGAGGGACATCTTCCCCAACTTCTGGATCCTCGAAGATGACCTGGTCTACCAAGGGAAGGACGAGACTTTCACCGTCCCCAAGGACTTCGTGACGGACTTCGCCACGGTTCCTCAGTTCCTTCAGTGGATCATCCCCCGGACCGGAGCCTGGAACCGGGCCGTGATCGTGCACGACTACTTCTGTGACCGTCTCGGCGAGGAGTACTACAACGAAGGGTTCTTCGAGAACGAAGGGCCCTTCCCGGGTTCCCGGGATGCCGATGGCATCTTCCGAAGGATCCTCCGCGAGGAAGGAGTCCCCTTCGTCAAGAGGTGGCTGATCTGGACGGGTGTCCGCTGGGGCGCCCTGTTCAACAAATCCCGCCGCCCAGGAATCATGAAGGACATTCCACTCATGGCAATCCTGTCCCTGCTGTTCCTTCCCATCATCCTCCCGGCGACCGTCGGGGTCGCGGTCGGGAATGCTGCGTACGAGGTTTATGACCTGACTTCCCGGGGAGCATCGTGGGTAAGCGGTGTCCTCCGGAAGTAGGTTGCTATTACGTTCAGCACGGAAGCTTCCTGCTGAAGTGCGCTAGATGCGGTCATAAGAAGAGGAGATAGAAGTGAACCTTTACCCAATCACCGGAAAGTCTCATTTCCTGCGTTCTGAGGAACGAGTCACCGCTACCCGGCGAGGCGGAGACCTCGCCTACTACGAGGATCTGACTCATGCCAAGCGGGGGCTTACCGGCTTTAAGAACGGGAACCGTTGGTACTCGGACGTCCGGCTGGAGACGATCGATTGGCAGCTTCAGGATTGGGTGGTCGTTGATGTCTGACTTTGACTTCAAGGCGACTGTCGACCAGTTCAAGCTCGGAGAGATTGACATCTACGAAGTGATGGATCGGGCCTACGGCGCTGGATACGGCGAAGGCTGGGACGGAGCAATGGAGAGCTACTTTGGCTGACTACGTCTACCGCGTTGTGTATCGGCCGAAGGACTCCGACCTTCCCTGGGAGCCTCTGATGCCCTGGAACTCCCGGACGGGTCGTCCGTACGTCAAGGAGAGCGTTGCGAAGGGGATCGCCACCCAGAAGCTGAATCGCAACATCAGTCGAGGTTGGGATCAATGGGAGTACGACGTCCAGCGATCTCCCGTGAAGTGGGAGAACGTCGATGGCTGATGTGACCCTGATCAAGGTGACCGACGACCAGCTGTGGGAGGAGAAGGACTACCTGGAGTTCGTCCTGGCGAACCGGGTGGATTACGGGGAGATCGAGGATCGACTGTCGACGGTCAAGTTCCTGCTGGGCCTTGATGACGAGGTGACTGAGACCTCACCCACTCCTTGACTCTGTCGATGTCCCACCGTGCGTGACCTCCAGCGGTCACGTCATCCGGGATCAGACCACGTTCCCTCTGCCAGTGGTTGACGGTCCTTGGTGCGACGTTCAGGGCGCGGGCGAGCACAGCGGTGCTCACAAGCCGTCCCTGGATCATGAAGAGGAACCTAGGCGCTGGTGAGACCCGTGCTCTACCTGCTCGGCTGACATTGCCGGGTTTGCCGACTTCTGGCATGATGGAGGGGTGGAAGAACCCGAGATCGCATGGCACGAAGGGCGGGGACAGTGGTTCTGGGTGTTCGGCGGTCAAGAGGGGTGGGCCGACACCAGGCACCAAGCCCGAGAAGACGCCTTCGTCTCTGGCCTGCCCGTCAAGGGCTTCCGCGTTCGTGGCCTCCGCAGTGTGTCCGGAGAGGGCACTGAAGGGCACTAGGACGGCCACACGGGCCCCCGCCTTCGGGCGGGGGTCTTCGTCGTTCTTGGGGAGTTGGCAGAGCAGCCGGACCGCAGCGCCAGGAGGACTCCTGGTCCAGCGAGGACCGTTGACAGACTCGGCAGGGAGCACCTACCGTGCTCCCGGAATCAGCGGGGTTTGAGACCCCGGGTGGATCATGTTCCAGGGCGTTTGCCCTGGTAGAGTACACCGCCACGGACTTGAACCGTGAACCCGCTGATTAAGAGTCCTAGAAGATCCACAGGACTCTGACCTGGGAAAACGGTGGGGATCGAAGGGTCCCGGGGGAGGAATCAGCGAGTGACGGAAGACCTGCTGTCGGACCTGATGGTGGACTGGCGTAGAAGACTCCGAGCCAAGAACCGAGCCGACAAGACAATCAAGAGCTACATGGACTCGGCTCAAGCATTCATCGACTACCTGGAACAGCACGATCTCCCGATAGTTGCTCAGCGAATCCGTCCTGGAATCATCGAAGACTATCTGATCTGGCTAGCCGACAGGCCACAGAAGAGGCATCCCTGGAAGAAGATCAGTGATTCTACGGTGGCACATCACTACCGGGATCTTCAGCAGTTCTTCAAGTTCATGGTGAAGGACGACTACATCGACAAGGATCCCTTCGACAAGCTGGATCCTCCTCAGGTCGCTGAGAAGGTCGTCCCCGTCGTGTCCGACGACGATATCGAGAAGCTGATCGATGCCTGCTCCGGGAAGTCCTTCTACGACAAGAGGGACGTTGCTATCCTGCGGTTGTTCCTCGACACCGGGATGCGTCTGTCCGAACTGACCAACATCCGGATGGAAGACCTCGACTTCGACACAGACTCCGTAGTGGTGGTCGGCAAGGGCTCACGGCCCCGTGTAGCGCCTTTCGGCGCGAGGACGGGTGATTCCCTTCGGAAGTACATTCGTGCCCGCAGAGGCCATCCTAGAGCCTCCTCTGACCGTCTGTGGCTGGGTCGGAAAGGGTTGCTCACGTCGGATGGCGTGAGGAATATGGTGATGCGCCGGGGGAAGCAGATCGAGGCTCGGGGCCTCCATGCCCACCAGTTCCGACACACCTTCGCTCACCTGTGGAAGTTGAACGGGGGAGAGGAGGGCGACCTGATGAGACTGGCCGGGTGGAAGTCCCGGCAGATGGTGGACCGGTACGGCGCCTCGGCCGCCGACCAGAGAGCGCACATAGCACACAGAAAAGCAGCTATTGGAGACAGGTGGTAGCATGATCCCCGTGAAGGAAGAGACCTGGGTCTGGCCTACAGTCACGCTGGCTGTAGCCGGGCATCTGACAGCCCTGCCCTTGTGGCTGTTCGGAGGTGAGCAAGGGAATGCGTACTCCGCAGTCGCTTGGCAGTACATCAACGCCGTCACCGACATGTGGTCTCTGATCTTCTGAGACGCAAAAAGGCCCCCTACCTAGCCATAGCGGCCGGGCAGGGGGCTTCTTTGTTTCTTAAGTTCGGTACTCCACGGAGTGGCTGGGCCACGAAGTCTCGTATCACGTCTGGACGTGATACTCCACGAACTCTGCCGAGTCCTTGTAGATGTCCAGCAAGTGTCGGGTGTCAGGGGAATTCCCCACAGTCTGAAGAGACTTACGGCGGTCTCCTAGAGCGGACAGGGACTCACCTGGCTGCCGCCTATCGAGGGCGTGCCAGACATCACCGGAGATTCTGAGATCCATGAACGGCTCAGGTGTGAACCCGGCATTATGGATCCTGCGGGAGTACTCCACGTGCTCGTGGCCCTTCCTCCCGAACTCGGTTCTCATCCCTCCTACCGTCTCAATCACCGACCGGTGCAGGTACAGCATGACTCCTCGGGGATGAGTCCAGTACGAATACCGTCCTTCCTTCCGGATCCTGCGGGATCCGCCCCAGCAGTACATGAGGTGTGGCATCGGATCCTCGACGTACGGCAGCCACCATCCCTCGGCCTTGGGCCAACAGTCGTCATCGACCAGGAACAGATGCTCCACACCATCGTCCATCAGGGCGGCGATGCCCCGGTTCTTTGTGATGGCTACGCCAGCCCCTGAGACGTCCTCTACGACGTGGAAAGAACATCCGGGTGCCTGGTACCTGTCCCAGTTCTGCAGGGCCTCAGACAGGATCTGAGGGCGCTGATGGGTGGAGACCGCAACGCCGATCATGCACGGAAGTCCTTGATGAAAGTCCCGGTCACCTCGTAGCAGCGGTCCAGGATGAAAGGACCGTAGTCCTTCCGGATCTCCTCAGGGTGAAGATGGTCCTGGATGTGCTCCTCGTAGGGATTCCCGAAAGTCTCTCCCTGAGGATAGTGGATGATGGGGACGGAGATCAGGCCATAGTGAGCGTCCCTAGACGCTCGCTCCCAGACCTTCAGAGCATCCTCCCGAGACATGTGCTCAAGCACGTCACCGAAGATCACAAGGTCATAGTCGAAGTTGTCGTGATCCCGGATGTCCCCGATGGTGACCGTACGGTACTTCTTGCACAGACCGTAGTGCTGTACGTACGGCTCCCAAATCTCCACACAGTCCATGGTGAGACCGTGGTTCTTCAGGACCCGGGAGTACGTCCCTTTGCCGGGACCGACATCCAGCACGGTATTGACACCGTATAGCTGGACGAACGCCTTTACGTCGGCATCGTTCTCTCTAGCAGATCCAGGCATCAGTCCCTCTCATATTCACTTTTGTCTGGAAACGCTTGCTTGACCCTCTTCCCGACCTGGCCCACCTGGAACGCCTTATCGGAGCAGGAAGCGAACCTTCCGGGAGGAACACCGTCACGGGTGTTCATGACCTTTACGTCCGGCGTCTTGACGCCACCGATATTGGCCACGGCACCGTAGGCAGTCCGCCAGCAGGGGCCGTACTTTCCGACAGCCAAAGCTTCCAGCATCGGGTCCTTGTGGACCACCATGGGGACGTGAAGCTCGTAAGAGATCGTGGCGTCAGCGTCTCGCTGGAGACGCATCATGTGGGCAAGCCATTCGATCATGCTGCGACGCCGATAGCGTTCAAGAGACTCCGGGATGGTCTCCCGCCACATCGGAGTGACCTGGCCTACATGCTTCATCACGAAGAAGTCATCATTGAAGATGATGAACGGATCACTGATCTCCGGGGTCTTGCAGGCCATCTCGATGTTGGTACACAGGTTCTTGTACTTGCCATCCAACTGGATGGTCTCCAGATACTCGACGTCAGTCGCCCAGTCGGGCTTATCCCCGACGATGAACACGTTGTCGTGTTCCAGATTCTTCAGGGACCTCAGCGAGTATCGAAGTTCCTCGCACTCTCCGTTGAGTTTCAGAGGATAGACGACATCCATCAGGAGTCCTTGAGGGGGACCAGATAGCTGATCAGACCCATGACCAGAACGGTGATCCCGTTCTTCAACTCCGGGTCCAGGTCAACGATCCCGAAGTACTTCAGGGCCGCCCACGAGATGATCCCCGACACGACACCGGCAACCACCTTCCGGTTCGGTAGCCAGGACTTGTTCTTCACCTTGGGGATCGGAGACGTGCTCTCCCTCTGGTCCGCTGTGAGCCACGGGGCCGGAGGCGTTGTTCCCTCGGCGGCGATGCGCCGGGCGATCTCTTCAACCGTTGCCACTGTTACAGACCGAGAGCCTTCCTGGTCGCAGGACCCACAACACCATCGACGGTCAGCTTCGACCTCTTCTGGAACTCCCGGACCACCTTGTCCGTGGCAGGACCGAAGACCCCGTCAACCACCAGCTTTGAATACGCGGGATAGTCTCGATTCAGACGAGCCTGAACCGCCTTCACGTCGTCGCCCTGCATGTTGGGGTACACCAGATACAGGGAGCGCGGGGAAGGCCCTGAGATTCCCGACCCTACGGTAGAAATGGCCTTTCCTGAGACCTTGGCGGCGGCAGCCTTCACAGCAGCCGCGTCCTTGCAGATCTCGAAATGCATCTCGTCATAGCCCCACAGGACCGTGACGACGTTGTTGACCTCAGCGAGGATCTTCAGGATCTCGGCCTTCTCAGAAGGCGTCCACGTACCGGACTTCCCGTTCGGATGCTGGGTGGCGTTCCAGTCGAACGCCGTGCCCGATGCATGACAGGAGAGCTGCGAAGGGTTGTTCGTGTTGGCTCGGTAGCTGTAGCCCCAGTCGTCACCCGCCGCGTACTCGGAGATCGGCTCTACCCGAGCATTAAGCTGCTCAGCCACGTAGAACAGGACCGTGGCGACATCACCCGCACGGACACCAGGGGCGAGCTTGTACTTCGTACCTCCGATGGTCCGGTTATCCAGACCTCCGAAGTCCGCAGGGTTCTTGGAGGCAAGCCACCCATTATAAGAATATTCCGTCAAGAGCTGTCCTAAGGAGTGATAAGACTGGTGATCTGTCCAGCGACCCCGCCGATAACAGCGGCTGCACCGACGAGGATCCATCGGGCCTTCTCAAGCTCCCGGATACGCTTCTCGTGATCCGCCAACTGAGAGTCGTGGGTGCTGAACTTATCGTTTACTTGGTCGAGCTTTACTTCGATCCTTGCCAACCGTTCTAGTACCTGAGTGAAATCGTCCATTGAGCCTCCTAGAAGACCGAGAGTTCGGCGGGATTCCAGGAGTCAC